GTTGATGTCACTGTAGCAGAAACCTTCCCTGCTGACTTTGGCATCTATGACCTGTCAGAATTCCTCGGTGCTCTTTCCCTGTTCGAAGATCCTGAGATCGAATTCAAGGACAAGGTTGCTGTGCTGAGCTCTGGTAGCAACAGCATTCGCTACTTTGCTGCTGCTCCGAATGTTTTGGTTCTGCCCCCTGAGAAGAAGATCTCTTTCCCCTCGGCTGATGTTGAGTTTACCCTGCCAGCTGAAGTTCTTGCGCGCGCAATCCGCGTGGCTTCTGTGTTGAAGTCGACCGACCTTTGCTTTGTTGGCGAAGAGGGCGGCGAACTGAAGATCGTGGTTGGCGACCTGAAGAACGTCACTGCGAACAGCTTTGAAGTTGTGATCGGCAAGTCCAACCTGTCATTCAAGGCAGTGGTCAAGGTTGATAACCTGAAGATGGTGCAACAAGAATACAAGGTGTCGATCTCTTCCAAGAAGATTAGCCGTTGGGTTGCCACTTCAGGTGATATGACTGCGTTCGTTGCGCTTGAGAGCAACTCCTCTTTCTGAGACGTGATTATTTGAATTTGGCGTCTATGCAAAAATCTTAGACGCCATTTTTTTGATTTTGAGTCCGGTTTGGACGTAAATTTTATATTATGGAGGTAGCATATGACGTCAGAAGTTGAGAACCTTATTTGGGCAGAAGCATATCGTCCAAAGACGATCGATGAGTGTATTCTTCCGACCGAAACCAAAAAGATGTTGAAGGAAGTTGCCAAAGCGTCTGTCAATATTCCTAACATGCTTTTTTATGGACCCGCTGGCACCGGAAAGACTTCGGCATGTCGTGCCATTGCAAATGAGATCGGCGCTGATATTCTTTACATCAACGCATCCCTTGAGCGCGATCTTGATGTTATTCGCACCACAGTCGTTTCCTTTAGTTCCTCGGTGTCATTCTCTGGTGGCATTAAGATTGTGCTGATGGATGAGTTCGATGGCATGACTCTGATCCAGCAAAATGCCCTGAAGGGTGTGATCGAGGAATTTACTAATGCTCGCTTCTTCTTCACGAGCAATCACGTCAATAAGATTATTGACCCAATCAAGTCACGTTGCGTGAATTTGAACTTCAAGATCGACGCAAAAGACAAACCGAAGTTGGCATCGAACTTCTTCAAGCGTGTTGTGTCAATTCTGAATGAGAAGAACATCAAGTTCGAGGAAAAAGTAGTTGCGCAGTTGGTGACTAAGTATTTTCCTGACTTCCGTCGAACTCTGAACGAACTGCAGCGTTATGCAATTGGCGGTGTGATTGATGCCGGGATTCTTGCTGACTCTGGTTCTGAGTCATTCAAGGATTTGTTTGCTGCGATGAAAGATAAAGACTTTTCTCTTGTCAGAAAATGGGTTGCTATAAATAAGGATATTGATTCCCAGGTTCTATTCCGGGATCTATATGATAATGGCAGCGATATGTTCGAGCCAAGTTGCTTGCCTAATCTAATCCTCATTTTGGCTGATTACTCATATAAGGCGACTCACTCATTTGATTCAGAAATCCTGGTTTCCGCTGCGATGACCGAGATTATGATGAGTTGTAAATTCAAATGACACTAGAGAATCTTCTTCAGGTATTGATTGCGTTTTCTGTTCTGTACCTTGCGCGAGAATACGGCAGATTCTGTTTTCGCGTTGGGTATAAGAGGGGTCGGTGGGCAGCAGTTGATCACATCAATGTTCTATGCACCACGACAGGAGATGATTACATCTTCCGCGAATTGATCTCTGAGAATTTCCTATGCCAAACCAGGGACTATGATGTTGGCGTTGACTCTCTGAAAAAGCGGTTTCCTGGCAAAACGATTATTGTCAGTAGGGATTGATAATGAACTTATTTGATTATGTAAATGCACTGAATTCTTCTGATAAAGACGTTTGGGAACCTGGTGTTTCCGAGTCCGAGTATAAACCATTCCTTATCAATAAGGCAATGTCTTTCTCTCGTGATACGATCATGTTGTCACAGGAAATGAATCAGCGGTTCCACATCAGTGGGAAAATGCAATATGATTTCTATCGACTTGCGATTCAACCCAAAAAGAAACGGCGCACGAATTGGGTGAAGGAAAAAGACGAAACCATTGAGTTCATTCGTGAGATGTTTAATGTCTCATACAAGAAGGCAATTTCTTATTCATCGATATTAAATAATGATGATTTGGAGAAACTAAAATCATTATCATGTAAAGGTGGAACGAAGAAATGAATAACTATAGCCTTGATTTGTTTGCGGATTGGACTCCTGAGCAAATGCTGGAAGTCAAGCTCAATGAACCAGATTCTTTCCTGAAGATCCGAGAAACACTATCTCGGATTGGCATCGCAAGCAAGAAGGCAATGGTGCTATACCCATCGTGCCACGTTCTACACAAGCGAGGGCGATATTACATCGTGCACTTCAAGGAAATGTTTGCCTTGGATGGAAAGCAAAGTGATATCAAAGTAGAGGATGTTCTCCGACGAAATACAATTGCTAAATTGTTGGAACAATGGGGATTGTGTGAGATTTTGCAGAAAGATATTCAGACGACCAATATGGCAAACATCAAAGTTGTGCCATTCAAAGAAAAGCACATGTGGACCATTAAGCCAAAATTCATGATGTTGACAGACAGAATCAAGAATCGTCAACATCAGGAATCGAATGACTGAATAGGTCATTCGTAGATTGCCTGCCGAAAGGGGGCGTATTATAAACTTTTGCCGAAAGGGAAAGCTATGACTGATATTCAAAGAGTATTCAACGAACTGTATAAAAACAGCATTGGTATGGAACGATTGATTGACGCGCATCGAAAGACTCCGACGTTCGATCACCGAACCATGAATTTTCCTGCATACAACATCAGGAAGACCGGGGAAAACCATTACGAAATCGAAATGGCAATTGCTGGTTATGACATTGCTGACATTGATGTTTCACTTGAGAATAAGGTTCTTACTGTCAGTTCTTCTGGTCACGATCTAAAAGAATCTTCCGATGAATTCCTCCACCGTGGGTTCACGTATAAGGCATTCAAGAGGTCGTTCACCATTGATGATAATGTACGGGTGATTGATGCAGAGATGGACAATGGCGTCCTTCGAGTTCACCTTCAGCGAATCATTCCGGAAGAACAGAAGACAAAGAAGATCGAAGTTCGCTTGACTGGTTCCAAGAAGGAAAGGCAGCTTTTGACTGAATAATCACAAAGCACCTTGACGGGGGCTTGTGCAATGCAAGCCCCTGTATTCGTATGATAAAGAAACTGACTTTATTCCCTGTTGTGATGCGAGAAGAGTGGCTCTTCAGAATAAGCGTCAGTGATGGCGAGAATATAATGATAGTCACCACGAATACCAAAGATTCCTCTGTGTTCATGGTTCGTTTCTTTGTTGATAAAGACGATGCCCTTGCTTTTATTGATGAAGCATCTGAGGGTAAACATTACGATTAGAGATTGGATTTATTATGTTCTGCATTGATATCGAGTCCCTTGGTGTTGAAAGCACCTCTGCCATTTTGTCTATCGGCGCATGTTACGTCGAAGATGCCCGTTCAAGGAGTTATCAAGAACTACTTGACAACTCTATCTTCATCAAACTAGACGTTCGCGAACAGTTCGAGAAATACAAACGAACGACCGATGGGGATACAATTACTTGGTGGGGAAAGCAATGTGAGGTCGCCAAGAAGAGAAGTTATTACCCCCAGAAAGATGATCTGAGTGTCGAGGAGGGGCTTACTGTCCTTGGTAAGTGGATCAAGTCCTTTGGTGAAAAAGATGCGATTTGTTGGGTTCGTGGTTCTCTGGACCAGCCCTGCATTGATTCACTCCACAAGGCAGCAGGAATTCCCGTTCCATTCAAATACAATGCATATCGCGATATCCGAACTGCGCTTGACATAATCTACCCAGACACTTCCAATGGGTATGTGGAAGTTGATCCTGAGCGATGCGTTGGATTCGCCCATGAGATGGTACTAAAGCATAGTCCCGAGCACGATGCAGCATATGACCTAGCGATGCTGCTCTACGGAAAACAAAG